GAAAGTTAAACGTCTAGGGGTTCATAGTAAGATGGACAAAGCCAGACAAAAGTCAGGGGAGGTTGCGAGTGCAGAAGCGGATCGTTTTGCTAAAAGTATTTACTATTATCTGAACGATGCCTATACCCATTGCTCTTCTTTAAATGAGATGAGTGAATATTTAAATGAGCGTAAAGTACAAACACCTAGAGGAGGAAAGTGGTATCCATCGAGCGTTAAGAATATGTTAACACGTTTAAAAATAGGGAGGTATAATGATAACTAACTTTCCGCATGGTAAAATCTGGGCAGAATATCTCTCCGATAAATATGCAAATATTGGATCTGAATCAGATGTATTATGTTCTGATAAATTTAATGCCCGTGAAAAAAAAATACTTAAATATTTTACACAACCTACAAAATTTACCACTTGGTTATTCATTATGAATAGGTATTATCAAAATATTTTAATTACGAGAAGTGATATAGAAAAGCATACGGGCAATTCTCAATCGACAGTTTTAAGATGTTGTCATGAATGTTGTGAAGCTGGATATATTATTAATAAACGCAAGATGTCTGAGAATGTTACAACATATATTGTGTCAGATGAGATGGTAAATTTATGGGAAAAATATATTGATTATCGACTCGATCATATTTTAAAATTTGAAATGGATCTGTCGATTCGTTTACGCAGAACGGAAAAAACAGTATTCAAAAAGAAGATAGGAAAATAATATGAGTATGCTACATTTTATAATAGGAGGTAATTATGATTAGTGAAAAATATTTACAAGCACTGATTCGAGCGGAGAAGAAATCAAAATCTCAGCAAAATGATGAAGATTATAGAAAGTACAGTAAGTTCATGCGATCAGCTAGTCGCATTACTGTACCCTTAACTAATCTTAAAAATTTAAAAACCGCACATGAAATGTTACAATTATTGACGGAGGAATTGGATACTATTATTAAAAGCAAACATAGTGTGTTTGAAAAAATCTATCTTGCTGGTTATAGTGTTACCGCCTGCTCTCAACATTTGAAACAAGCAGCTGATCCGACACATTTAGGGCAACATTTTAAGGGAACTCGCTAGATGTCTAACATACTACATATAGTAGGTCTCATAAATTTACCCTCTAGGTTTTGTATTTACCACAGATTATAGAAAGGAGTACGGATATGGTACAAGACAAAGACAAACTCACAATAGATAAGACACGGTTACGGTATAATATACATTCCGTTACGTCAGTAAAAAAATCTATATATAGTAATTTAACTGAATCAATATTCAGACCTTTAAGATATTTAAAATCTTATATTACTTTTGCACAGAATACTAGAGTTTTTGAAACTTTATTAGATTGTTTCACTGTGCTTTTTTTATTTGGTTTTTTTTATTTATTATTTATTTTTGCCTGTGCAATAGATGATCAATGTGCAGCCTTATATATGTTAGGAGGTGTTCAATGACAACGCCTAAAAATAAATATAGTAAAGACGGATTTGAATTAGGTGCTTCTAAGATACCCATAATTGTTTTAGGTCAAAATGATTTTGGATCTACAAGAGAAGATATAAGAAAAAATTTTGTAGAAATTAGAAACAATCCTGATGTGATTCAGCTTGAAAGTAAACAAAATCAAAACGCCAAAGATCGAGGTAACTATTTAGAAGATGGTATCGCTCATTGGGTTTCAGATCAATTAGAATTAATATGTATTAAGGAGGAAGGCAATGAATAAGTGGGTATCATTTACTAAACCAAAAGATGCATTTCGTTTACCTAAATATAAAATGGCAGCATCGCTTGATGGTATATTAGAAGTACATGGCGGATCAATACAATATAACGATCCGCAGACGGGCAAGACGTTTACTTTATCTGGCAAGGGTGTTTGTGAAATTAAAACTCAAGGCTATAACGATCATGTAACCTATGAACATATTCTACAACTCCAGGCTCAGATGTTAGTCTCAGGATTTAAGTGGGGTGTCATTGGACATCTTGGTCCTCGTTTAAAAATGCAGATGTTTGTTTTTGAATCAAGTAAAGAAATACAGAAAAAAATTATTGAACGAGTCAAAGACTTTTGGCGAAGAGTAGAGAAGAATATATCTTATCCAATCATTGCTGAATCAGAACAGAAAGTTTTTTCAGATTGGTCAAACGATGATAAGGGATTAACTCAGCTTTCAAATGATTATGATCTGGCTAAAGATGAAATAGAAAAGTGGACCGCTACAAAAAATCAAGTAGCCAATGCCATTAAATCTATACTAAAACAAGAGAACTGTAACTACGTCAAACTCAGGGAAAAGCAAATTGCGTGTGAATTGATTACCCGCAAAGCTACAGTTGAAAAAATTGTACCCGCTAAACCCGCAAGTCAATATGAAAAACTAACAGTAAAGGAAATTAGTAATGAATGAATTAGCTGAACAATTAAATGAAGTAATACTCAAAGGAGATCTTAGAACCTTATCGGATCAAGATAAACTTATGTATTATAAAAATGTTTGTGAGAGCATTGGTATTAATCCATTAACCAAACCTTTTGATTATATCATTCTAAATAACAAACAAACTTTGTATGCAACTAAAAATTGTACCGATCAATTACGATCACTTCATAAAATAAGTATTACAATTAAGGAACAAAAAATAGATAATGGTTTGTTAACAGTTATTGTTGAAGGATCAGATCAATCAGGAAGAAGGGATTCTGATATGGGATTTGCAAATGTGCAAAATCTTAGAGGAGAAGCTCTGGGTAATGCCATGCTCAAAGCAGTCACAAAAGCAAAAAGACGATTAACTCTGTCAATTTGTGGACTCGGTGGATTCTTAGATGAAACCGAGGTAGAAGATCTCCCTCAGAGAGCCGTCAGCAAACAAAAGCAAGGCAAGATGACTCCTAATACTCAGGATATATTAAAGGTTATTGACGAGTCTAATCCTCCCGTTTATACGCTGATACTACCAGGCAATCAAAAAAAGAATCATGATTCACTAGAATATCTAGCTGAAACTCTTAATGATTTAATAATACAGATAATGGGTGATCCTGACACAGATAAAATTGATAAACTAAAAAAAATAAAAAAAGCCTTTAGTGTAAATGACAAAGTAATTAATCAATTATATGTAAAGCACCCTAAATTATTAGAGGAGATTGAACAAAAAATAAATAGGTTTGAAAGTGAATGATTTACAGATGAGCGAAAAGATATTAATTTTTATAAAAGAATATATCGAAAGAGAAAAGTTTGCACCCTCGCAAGTTGAGATAAAAGATCATTTCAACAAAGCCTTAAATGTAATACAGTTTCATTTAAAAAAATTAGAAGAACAAAAAAAAATTGAACGAGTAAAAGGTAAGGGTAGATCAATTAGAGTTCTTAATTAAGCAAGTGATCGCATGATAGTGGCAAGTGATTCTGCTCTAGACTTGGTTTGTTTATGCCACCTTGAATCGAGCATTTGATTGGCAGCTTCTTCGTAATCTTGTTTATCAATTGCTTTCCACATCTTACTGAATTTACTCACTCCCATCTTACCTAACTGAAAGACCATTTCAATTATTACTTCTTTTCCTTCTTGAGGTATTTCCACATTGCCAATTAAAGATTCAGCTCCGGCCACTGCAAAAGAAAAGTCTTGTTCAAAATATTGTTCGAGCATTTGTATGTCATACTCTTGACCTTCTTCCCATGCTTCTTGTGGTTTACATAAATGTCCGTACCCCACAGTAAGTTTTCCGAGACTATCTTTGTAGCAATAGTTTCTAAATCCTTCATGTATTTTTATTCTTTCTTTTAATTTATCGTACATTACTTATCCTTCAAATGTTCATACAAAGTTTCAACTAGATCTGTTTTACGAAACCTTCGATCTAATTCTATGCCATGTTTACGACCTAGGCTTTCTAGTTGAGATTTTGTCATGAGTTGTAGATGAGTGATCCTTAATTTTTTCTTTGGTTTAACAAAAAGATTTTTAAAAAAACTAAACATACATCCTCCTATTTGGTATCCGTTTTTTTATATTTATCAAAACTTCGCAATCCAGAAATTCCAAGAAGTCCAAATAACAATGGCATCATTACAGACATATCAGCTTGGGGAATGATTATACCGAACCCCGCACATATTGGAGAGATCATATAATTCATCATTAAAGATAGACCGCATATCCATCCAATAAGAGGTCGCCAAGATGATTGAAACCAATTACCTTTTGCTTCCTCTTTGTTAACTTGTATTTGTTGTTTTGCTAATTCCTGTGCATGGCGTTCTGACATTGTTGCTATATCATGTGCCAACTTATTTTTCTGATCTTTGTCCTCAATGAATTTATCTAGCAATCCAGCAACAGGACCGATTAGTGCTTGAAACATTTTACCTCCTTAGTTAAAACCATTTAAATATTTTTCCGTACATCAAACTCACAACAAAAATTAAAATTACTAACATCGTAACCCCAATAGCTTGTCGAATTTGTTTTCTCTCTTTGATCTGCATGCGTAACTGTTCTTTTTTTTTCGCACGTAATCTCGCAATCTCAGCTTGTAACGATTCCCATTCCGCCAAACCATTGTCGCAGTACAACAAAAATAATTCTCTAAGTTCTTTTCTTTTTTGATTGAGTTCTCTTTTTCTTAAATGAGCAGCAAGAGCATCCTCTTCTATGGAGGACAAACCAAGTTTGGATAACACACCTCCCTTGCCTTTATTACTTGCGTGGATATCTAATGATGATTCAGCATTCGCCCATTTACTTACTGCACTCGCCATATCATGTAATTGTTTTCCAGATTTTATACCTTGCTCAATCAAGGAGATTCCACTCTTGACTGCTGCAAATGCTGTAAATGGATCAAGCATTCTATCCCCTCATGAAGATAGATATTAAAGCTACAATGACAGCAATCGTATTGCCCATGATAACTGTCTCTAATCTTTTTATTCTAGATTTTAGATCTGAAATATTTTCATGAATATTGTTATATCTTTCCAGACATACCTCTTCATGCTTAGATATTCTCGCTTCATTCTTATCTGCTTTAGTTACCATAATCCTATCTTCTATCGTTTATACTATTTTTTTCCTAACAAATCTTTGTCCGCTTTTCTTGCTCCGCCTTTACCAGATACAAAAGATTTTACTCTTCCCATTGCCCAAGCATGAGCTGAAGTTTTGGGTCTGCTCCCGCTACTATAATAAGCTCCAAGTCCTCGTCTATATACCTTGTCGAGTGTTGATTTACCAAACCTTGAAGCTCCTGGTATGCTTGAGTATTTACTCACGTCTTTTTCTTCCTTAGTTTTTTAAAATCAGCTGCAGTTATTTTAGTACGAGGAGCAGCTACCCTCGCTAATTTCTTTTGTTTTGGACTGTATTTACTAAATGGCATTATCCTTTACTCCTTTGTTTTGATATTCTATCCATCATTGCTGGTGTCAGTTTGCCTTGCCTATAAAGTCTGGCAGTTCTTTTTATTTCTGCTTCCCTTGCCTTTGGGTTCTTAGCTCCCGATACATACTTCTTTGGAACACCACCCTTAGTCTTAGGCACAGGATCAAACTTTCGCATCAATGTTCTTTTGTGTCTCATTATTTTTTCTTCTTTTTCTTTTCCATCATTTTCTTTTTTTTTCCATAATGTCCTGGCATAGTTACTCCTTTCTTTTAACTTGGTTGTGTTGGAAATGAAACTGCATTCACTTCAGCTTCGGTTGTTAAATCTTTCGTTATGTCTCTCAGTTTTTGCCTGTAAGTTTTCCACTCTGCCTTTTTTTCATCAGAAAGTTGGTTGTCGTTATTAACTGTCCATTCTGATTTATCAAGTAAAGTATTTCTCTTGTCTCTTAAAATTTCTATTGCTGCGTTAAAAAGTTGAGTGGCCGTATATACTGTATAAGAAACAGTAGCATCATCTAAAGATGTGCCTGTTACTTTTGTATTTTCGTTTCCAACATATTTAATTTGATCTCCGAACAAAGCATATTCTTCTGAAGTAAATTCTCTTGTATTAGAATCATTAGCATGATTTGTCTGATCTGTCGCATTATCCGAGTTAAGTGCTATTAGTCCTTCTGGTGTAAGTTTTACATATGCTTTCATAACTATCCTATTGAAATGCTGTTAATGTTCCTACGCATTGATTCACACTAAGCACTATACTTGTGCCTGTTGGTATTAAAACTGTTGCCATTGCTCTTCTGGCACTTTGTGTATCATCAGAAAAAATACCAAAGAATGTGCTTGTATTATGTGTCAACCCAAGTGGTGAGGTTGTACCTGAAGTTACCTTATAACTTATTTCTGTTTTATCACTTGCATTACCACCAATAAGAAATACAGGTATATTAGCTGTCAGACTAGATATAGTGAAAGTGCCTGTGCTAGTTGTTGTTGCCTTTTGAGAAACTGTAACAGCACCAGCTTTTATATGAGAGTAATCCATGCGTTTCAATACACCCGCATCACTTACTAAAAACTCATCTGTGTCCGCTGGTTCTGCTGCTAATTCGGTCTGCCCACTAATGACATCTGCATTAAATTTAGCTGCTGTTACTGCATTATCTTGAATCTCTGCTGTAGCTACACCATCGTCTTTAATAGTTACAGCACCACTACTTACCGAAAAATTATCACTACTAAATGATGCGATGCCTTTATTAGAAGATGTAGCATCTTCTCCCGCAATCGTTACTGTGTCAGTCGCACCGCCTGATGTATCTATGCCCTCACCACCAGCTATAGTTAAAGTATTACCATTAGTTATTGTCTGGTTACTTCCAGAATCACCCGCTAATGTAAAGCTAGTCATATCTCCTGTACCATCTGCACCTGAATATGCAAAATGCACACTTACTCCATCAAGATTAGAAAATGATCCAGAGCTTGTCAGATGTGTTACAGCTACCTTACTGTATCCACTAGCAGACGTGACTGATCCCGTTACCTTAAAAGTGGCATAGGTTGCTGGTGTTGCTTCTTTGGTAACAGTAATAATACCCCTTGCCACAGCATTCGTAACATCATCAAACGATTGAACAAAAGTTGTAATATCTGCACCCGCATCATCAGCATCATCTATAAATAAAACGGAGACACTTGAAAGCGTTCCATTGTTAAAGGCAATCTTACCCGCACCTGGATCAGCATCACTTGTTGAATTATTAAAGGTCATGGATAATTGTGGATTCGCACCCAACGCACCCGCAGATCCTGTATTTCCCTGGATTCCCTGGCTGCCCGTACTTCCCGTATCACCCTTACTTCCAGAAGGTGTGAAGTGTACCGATAATTCATCAGCTGCACTAAAAGTGTTGTTTGAATTTAAATGTCCTACTGCAAGTTTTAAATATCCCGAAGCATCCGTGGTTGAACCCGTTATTTTAAAACGAGCATAGGTTGAACGATCATTGATATCATAAATCATTAAGAACCCTTTGATCGTACTTGTTGAATCATCCCATGTCAGGGCATCCGCAGTAATATCAACTCCGTCTGCGTTAGCATCATCTAAATATATTTCAGTTACACTTGCATATGTTCCATTATTAAAAGCTATTTCTCCAGCTCCAGGATCTGTATCTGATGTACCTGAATCAAATGTATAACGATAACCAGGTATTGCTCCATCTTCTCCACTCGCTACAAATGACACAAAGACCTTATCGTTATTAGCAAAAGTTCCCGCATTATCTATGTAAACAAGATTAACCTTAGTGTATCCCGAAGCATCAACCACCGCTCCAGTAACTCTAAAAACCATCCATGTATTCAATGAGTCTGCCTTGCTTATTCTAACACGACCTCTATTTGTATCATTGCCTGTAACATCATCAAACGATTGCACCCATGCAGACACATCTGTACCATAAAAATCATTATCATCAATGTAAGCAATGGTTGCGGAAGAAATAGTTGTATTATTGAGCCTGATAAAACCACTACCAGGATCA